GTACGAGGCACGCAGCGAGAAACCGAAAAAGCGGTTCAACCGCGAACTGGAGCGCATGAGGCACTTCGATTGCGCCGCCGTAATCGTGACCGCGACCGCCGCCGAAGTGTTGGACTTCCACCACCATTGCGGGCTTGACGCCCACGGCGCACTTTGGGGCTTTGCCCTGTCCGTGTTCGCCACCTACGGCGTCCCCGTGTTTTTCCTGAATGACGAACGGACGGCGGCCCGGTGGATTGCCGACCTTGCCCGCCACTATGTCGCCGTTCGCACGAAAAAGAACTTCACCAAGGCCGATTTATCCGCCCGCGTCGTCGCGGATTGGGCGTTTTGACTGAAAAGCAAAGGCTGAAATACTATGCTCGGAAAGTCTTACACTTGCCACAACTGCCCACAAGGACGCGGTAAACATTGCGCCCGTTGTCGTCGTGTCGATCAGGACGACATTCGGATACAGCACAGCCCCCACAACCGCGCCGAACTCCAAGCCGCCGCCATACATCCGGCAAGCGAACAGGCGACCACGTTGCCCGCCGACATAGAAGACACCCTCCGCCGTTTCCTGTTTGACCTTTTCGACCTTGACCCGATCCAACTCATGCTCCTTCGCCACGTCAAACAGGGCGGAACCCCGACGACATTCGGGCGCGTGTTCGCCGCGTTCCTGAAATCGTCGATCATCTACGGCAAGCGGAAGCAGAAAGCCCGGTGGGAGCGGACGTGTCAGGAGATCGGCGCATGGATCAGCCGGGCGACCGCGTGGGCGATATGGGACGGCATGGTGAAGAAAGCCCCGCTCCTTGCCATCTTCCAGACGTGGGACAAGGGACACGGCGGAAGACAGGCAGAGTACGCCGCCGACGAAGACAAGCGGCAGATACAAGCCGAGTTTGACTTCGGCACGGAGGACTGTTGATATGTTCATAACTCACCCAACGCGCCAGACACGCGAAAACGCCCCTGTGAGCGCGAGGAGCGGTTGCCCATACGCAGACACCCCCAGAGCGCACGGACACGCCAGAAACGAGCGTGGCGCGTCCACGCGTCGTTCTGGACGGCTTGCCCCCCGTCAAGGTACTGTCAGCCGACCTCGCCTCGCGCCCTTCGGCCGAGGTCTTGCGCTTTTTTTGCGTCACGCTTTTTTTGGCGTTTTTGGTGTTTTGGGGACGGTTTGGGCCGAAATGGGAACGCAAACGGGCGGTTTGTGACCGCAAAAGGCGGAAATTTGAACGCAAATGGCACTATTCGACACAAGCCAGACGGCCAAAGAAGCCGAACAGACGCCCGCAACAGGCGGAAAGACGGCTATGCGCTGCCATACCGTTCGGGGAAAGCATATTTTTGACGTTCGCCGCTTCAATTCCGAGGCGGCGTTGCTGGAATCCGTGCCGTGGCACTTCCAGAGCGGCACGACCTACCACGTTATCAGCGGCGGCGATTGCGACGCCTTGACGTTCCTCCGGCACGTCGTCAGGCAACAACGGCTCGACTTTTGCCTCGTTTCGTCGTGGTGTTTCGGCGTTGAGGACGTTTCCGAAATGGGCGACTGGCTCGACAAGGGTGTGGTCGGGCGTTTCGACTTCTATTGCGGCGAGATTGCCCGCGCTTCTTATGCCATGTGCGCCGAAGAATTGGGCGGAATCGCCCGCAAAGGCGGCGGACGGTTGGGCGTGTTCCGCAACCATTCCAAGGTTATGGCGTTTTACGGCGAGAAATTCGACGGCGCGATCCTGTCGTCCGCCAACGTCAACACGAACCCGCGCACCGAAAACACGGTGATCGCTTGCCAGACAGAGGTCGCGGACTTCTACAAGGCGTTTTTTGACGATATTCACCCCTTCAATTACAAAGATTTCCCGAACTTTACCCCGTGGAGGCGCAAATGACGGCTGAAGCATTGGAAGCGATCGAGAATTGCGGCGCGGCGGAAATGCCGATCGCCGAGACGTGCGCAATCGCAGAAATCAGCGAGGCGGACTATTGGGCGGACGAAAACGCCCAGAAGCGGTACAGAATCGGCCAGTTGAAGTCGAAACTGGAGATAAGGCAAGCCGTAATCAAGATGGCCAAGGCCGGAACGCCGCAAATGGTGAAAGTTTACCAAGATTTCGTGGCCGAGAACGAGCGAGACTGCCCGCCGATGAAGGAACCAGAGGCGGAAACGACGGAGGAATTTGCCGAGATATGACCGAGAGGGCGACAAATCCCGTCCGCCTGTTGTCGGAAGACGAAGCGGCGGCGGTATTGCGGCGCGGAGGATCGACCCACGCGACCGCCCGAACCTTGCGGTGGCTCATGCAACAGCCAGGCGCACCCGCCCGCCCAGACTTCCAGATCAACCTCGCCGCCGTTGCGGACTACTTGCGGCGGACGGCGAAGCGATCCGCGCCCGGCCTGAAAGGAGCGGCGGCACTTTTCGACAGGATCGTGCCGGAACACGCCCGCCCCCGCGCCTTGACCTACGCCGAACGGCAAGCCCGGAGCCGTGCGAAGTCGTCACACGCCGACATTGCCGCCGACCTTGACGCCGCGCTTGCCGCCGTTGACTGGAAACGCCGTCACCGGGCCGAGCGTGATTTCCTGTACTTCCTGAAAGTGTACGGCACGTCGCCCGATCCTACCGACGGCGCGTTTCTGGAGTTTCCGCCGCCGCCGGAAATGCAACCAATCGTCCGGGACATGGAACAGGCCATCGGCAACGCGTCGATCCCCTACCACATCCGCGTCGCCAGAGGACACGCGAAAACGTCCTACACGAAGGGCGGCGCACTTTGGACGGCAGCGACAGGCCGCCGCCGCTACATTGTCGCCGTCGGCGCGAACGACGAGAACGCGACCGACATCATTGATAATGTCTTCACGAACATCACCCAAAACCCGGCGTTCATTCAGGACTGGCCGGAAATCTCCGTGCCGTTCCTGAAATTGGGCGGCGCATACCAGAGGGCGAAGACACAGAAGTACCACGGCAGGGCGACCAATGCCAAGAAATCGGCCAACCGCATCGTGTTGCCGACCGTGATCGACCCGCGCACGGGCCGCCCGTTCCCGTCGTCCGGCGTGATTTTTGAATCCGTCGGTTTCAATGCCGGGGCGCGTGGCAAGTCGAAAGGCATCCTCCGCCCGGACTTCATCATCTTCGACGACTTGCAGAACGACGAAAAGGCGCAGAGCGAAGGACAGGTCGCGAAAATGGCGGCCAAGATCAAAAAGACCTTCATGGGACTTGCCGGACACCGCAAGAAGATCGCGGCAATCATGACCTCGACGCCGATTGAGGCCGACGACCTTTCCGAGACGTTCGCCGCCGATCCCGGCTGGAAGACGAAGACCTACAAAATGGTGAAGTCGTGGCCGCGTTGCCACAACCCGGACGCGACAGAGGAAGAACGCAAGGGCGTCCGCGACTTGTGGGAGGAATATTGGGACATTTACCAGACCGAAAAGGCGGCAGACCGTGAGCCGCACATTGCGGCCAATAAATTCTACAGGAAGAACCGCCGCGCAATGGACGCGGGCGCGGAAGTGTTGAACCCGCACAACTTCGACAAGGACACCGAACTTTCGGGAATCCAACACGCCATGAACATTCTTTTCCGCGACGGGCTTGACACGTTCATGAGCGAATACCAGATGCAGCCGCCGCGTGACGCTTTCGCGTTTGAGTTGACGACGCGCCTGATCCTGTCGAGAATCCGGCGCGGCGTTCCGGCGAAGACGATCCCCGCCGACACCGTGCTGACCGTCGCCGCAACCGACATAAACCCCGGCTACGCCATAACGACGACGATCACGACCTTCAACATCCAACTGACCGCGCTTGTCACGGCCTACCACGTCACGCCCGTCAAGATACCCGACCGCCTGAATGATACGGAATTTGACGCGAGACTGACTGCCGCCCTGAAATCCCACGGCAGGGAAATCGCCGCGCAAGGGATAAAGATCGACAAGTGGGGCATCGACGCGGGCGGGCGTCAATTCGCCACCGTCACGAAATTCGCGGCAATGGCAGAAGCCGAGATCGGCATCCCGGCTATCGCCATGTTGGGCCGTGCCGGGCAGAACTGGAACCCGAACGTCCGCTCCAGAATCCGCAACGAGAAGAACGCGACCATACTTTGCCGCGATCCGCAGCGGAGGAAGTGGCTTGCATGGAACGCCGACGAGTACAAGGAGAAGATGCACAGGGCATGGGCGACCGAGACGGGCGGCGCGGGCGGCCTGTCATTGTTCGACGGCGGCGCGAACCACTACAAATTCGCGGTTCAGGTTGCGAACGAGAAACTCAAGGCCAAGACGAAGATCAAGGGCAAGGACGGGCGCGATTGCTACGCCTACAAATGGCAGACGAAGAACCCGCACGACTACGGCGATTGCGAGGCCATGTGCTACGCGCTTGCCGGATCGGAAGGACTAACAGGAAGCGAGGACACCATGCAGCCAAAGAAGAAAGGACACCTCGCCATAGGCGGGAAGATCGTCGGCGAGACGGCAAGCGAAACCGAGAAGCCGGGAACCGAGAAACCGAAAGCGGAGGAAACCACACCGCCGCCGCAAATTCAGAAACGCCGCCGCATAGCAATCGGCGGTCGCCTGTTTTGACCGAAAGGAGCGCAACATGGACTACGACCACCGCGACATTTCGCCCGACGAATACCGCAACCGCGAGGAAAGCCCAAAGCCCCGCCGCGATTTTGACCGCCGCGCTAATGGTGAGGAAAGGAATCACCAATGGCGAGACGACTTACAGACCGCACCGCTTTCGACGGTGAGACGCTGACGGGGAAATTTACCGCACCCGTCGGCACGACCGCCGTTTCCGTCAAGTTGTCGGACGGCGTGAAGAACGCGACCGTCGCCGCGACCGCAAATGGCGACGGAACATGGACGGCGACCGCCACCGCCGAGACGTTGGCGGGCTTTTCAGGCGCGACGCGCTGGATTGCATACGCCACGACGCCAGACGGCACGGAAGCGATTGCGAACGGCGAGATTTACCTCCGCGCCCTTGTTTCCAAATACCGGGCGGTCGTCGCCGCCGTCGAGAACGCGCTCCAGAACTACGGCAACAACCCGAACAAGAGCATACAGGTCGGCGAACTTTCGATCACCTACAAGGACTACGACGACCTTCTGGCGATTTTGTCCTATTGGCGCAAACGCGCCGAGGCAGACGAAAACGGAACACCGCCGCAGACTGGCGGCGTCCAATTCCTGAAAGTGAGGTTCACCTGATATGTTTGGAATTTTCAAGAGGCGCAAGAGCGAACCGCCGCGCCGTTCAGGTTTCCTCCGGGCGTTCAACGCCGCAGAGGTTTCGCGCCTGTTGCGCCCGTGGATATGGGACGGCGGTTTCTCCAATTCGGAAGTCGCCGCCGGGCTTGCCACGATCCGGGCGCGTTCGCGTGACATGGAGAAGAACAGCGAACACTACCTCCGTTGGCTTGACCTGTTTGTCGCCAACGTGATCGGCGACGGCGTGAAGTTTAAGGCCACACCGTCGATCAGCGACGACAACCCGGCCATAGACGACAAGGCCGCGAAGTTTCTCCAATACCATTGGTGGAAATGGGGAACGACACCCGGCATGGCCGACACGACGGGCCGCAAGACCTTCAACGCCATCTGCAGACTTGCCGCCGAGAATTGGGCGAGGGACGGCGAGGCGTTGATCCTGATCGACCGCGCCGCGCCGAACCCCTACGGCTTTTCGCTACGGATCGTCCGCCCGGACGCGCTTGACGAGACGATGAACGGGCGCGGAGTGACGACGGACACGATCATCCGCAACGGCGTGGAAGTTGACCGCGTTTCGCTTCGCCCCGTCGCCTACTATCTCCGCGCAGACCGCGAGGACAGGAGCGCAAGTTGGGTACTAAACCGCCCGGTCGTTCGCGTTCCGGCGGGCGACGTGTTGCACTTGTTCACCCAGCACGACGAGACGCAGACGCGGGGCATACCGCTCGGCCATGCCGTGTTGCGCAAGTTGAAGATGTTGGACGAGTACAACTTCGCCGAACTTGTCGCCGCCCGCGACGAGGCGAACACCACGGGCGTTTTCACCGCGCCCATCGGGAGGGACGGCGAGATCGGCGAGTACACGGAGGAACAGGACGCCGCGCTTACCATGCCGAGCGAACCCGGCACGAAGATCAAACTGGAACAGGGATGGGACTACAAGACGGTCACGCCGTCGCACCCGAACCGCGAACTGACCGCGTTCAAGAACTCCATGCTCCGGGAGATCGCAAGCGGCCTCGGCCTTGAATACGCCTGTTTTGCGAACGATTGGGCGGGCGTTTCCTATTCGTCCGTCCGTGCCGGGACGCTTGCCGAGCGCGACCATTGGCGAATCCTTCAGGCGCAGTTTATAGAGCAAGTCGCGTCGCCCGTGTTCCGGGCGTGGCTTGCGTCGTTCCTGAAATACCGCGCCTCGACGCCGTACATCCAGACGGACTTCGACCGCCTGGCCGAGCATGAGTTTCGCGGGCGGACGTGGGAGTGGGTTGATCCGATGAAGGACGTGAACGCCGCCGCGCTTGCCGTCGCGCACGGTTGGAAGACGGACGCGCAGATTGCCGCCGACTTCGGCACGGACATCGACGAGAACATCGCCGAGGCGGAACGCCTGAAACCGTTGAAGGAATCCGCCGGACTTTTGACCGCAACGCAAAAGGTGAACGGTGGCGATACAGCCGCCTGAAAGGACAACGATGGGCAAGAAAAAGACTAAACAGGGCGAGACGCCCGAAAACGACGGTCGCGTTTTCCGCGAAGCGGAGATCACGACGGAAACCCGCGACGCCGGGGACGGTAAGACGACGGTCGTCGTCCGTGCCACCGTTTCAAGCGAGACGCCATACCCGCGCTATATGTACGACCCCGAAGTTGGGGCTTCGGTACGCGGCCACGAGATTTTGGGACACGCCAAGGGCGAGATCGACGAAAGCCGGATGAAGGACGGCCTCGTCATTCAGGACACCCATTGGGGCGACCAGATCGGGATCATCCGCAAGCCGGAACTGAAGGACGGCAAGTTGGGCGGCGTGATCGAATTTGGATGCGGCGAACGTGCGCAGGAAATCGCCCGCGACGCGGCGGCGGGAATCCGTCGCAACATGAGCGTCGGCTACATCGTGCGCGAGTACAAGAAGATCGGCAAGGCCGAAGACGGCCTCCCGATTTTCCGCGTCACGAAGTGGACGCCATACGAGGCGAGTTTTGTCAATGTCCCGGCAGACACCAACATCGGCGTTGGGCGAGTGCTCAACACAACCGACGAGGCCGAGCCGGAAACAAGGGCGGCGGGAGTTGCCGCCGTCAATCAGGAGGAAAAGCAGATGGACGCAAAGACCATCGCCGCCCTTATGGCAAAGGCCGAGAGGGCGCACATGAAAGCGGCGGACGTGTCCGCCATGATCGAGGCCGGGAAGACCGAGTCGGAGATCGCCAACGAGATCGCGGAGCGTGCTTGCGCCTACGCGGACGAACTGGCGAAGAAGACCGCGCAGCCCGAAGCCCCGAAGACGAAGACCGCAATCGCCGACGGCGAGGCCCCGGCCATCGTCAAGAAGGAGCGCAAGTACAACCTTGTCAACGTCGTCCGTTCGCTCATGGGCGAAAAGAACGTCGACATCGGTTTCGAGCGCGAAGTCAGCGACAAGATCGTCAGCAGCGGCCACAAGAAGAGGGGCGACATTGTGATCCCGTCGTCCGCGCTTCTGGGGTCGAGGGCGTTCGATAAGGCGAACGCCGCCGCCGCGCTTGTCGCCACCGACACGCTGTTCAACGAGTTCATCGAGGCCCTTGTCGC